TGGAGGTATAATGGCTTTACCTACCGATACTCAAAAAGTTTTTGACTATTTAAAAAGTCTTTTAGCAAACGGAGAAGAAATAAGTCTTAGCCTTGATGAAATAAAAAAGAAAGCAAAAGCTCCAAAAATAGATAACAAGATTGTTAGCGCTTTAATAATTAGAGAAAAAAACAAAGGTAATTTTAAAAATCTTACTGTTAAAAAATTTGTTGGTAGTACAGTGGCTGGAACAAGTGTTCATGATGCAGATTATAAAAACAATAAAAAATTTAGAGATTTCTATAATGAGACCTACAATAAGACAGGTAAAAACCCTTGGAATGAGATAGACCAAAAAACTAATCGAAAAGACGGTTCATGGAAAGCTTTTTTAAAAGATAAAGAACTTGTAAAAGGAGCTAAAGGTTTTACCCTAACGGTAGAAGAGATGGCCAAAAAACTTGGCATTACTTTAGGGTCTTTAAGAACTTACGAAGCAAGACCAGATCAAGACACATCAACAAGATTTATAGCAGACAATATTGAAAAAAAGAGAACTGTTGGTGTCAACCCAACAACAGGGCGAAGAGAGACAGTTGTTCGTTACAAAGACCCTGGCATAAATTTTTTTAAAAAGTGGAATGCTCTAATAAGTTCTTCAAAGATAACTTCTGCTATGGTGGATAATATTAAGGAGTACGACAAGGAGTTTAGGGATCTTATTATAAAAAATAAAAGATTACCGAAAATAGAGGAAGTTATTGATAAAACTTCTATGAAGACCCCAACTACAATTGCAAACACTGAAGCATTATATTCTAGATTATTAAGGGGAGAAACATTTAGAACGGATGTTGATATTGCAAAAGATGCAGTTCTTGGAAAAAGGATTATAGATGAACTCGGAACTAGTCCTAAAAACAGTTTACGTAGAAGTGCTTTTTATAATTTAGCTTTAAAAAATGTTGATGAATTATATTCTCAAGAATCTGGAACATTAGAAGACTTTAAAAAAAAATTTAGAACTGAATTAAAGAAGATTTTAGATCCCAACATAAAAGCAGTTCCGTTTAGTGTTAATGAAGTAATTAGTTTATCTGCAGGAGAAACTAGAGGTATTCAACCTTTTAGTGTTTTTGTAGATGCTGTTGAAACCAATATTAATAAAAAGGAATTAAGTGATTACCAAGGACGGTTTTCTAAAAAAGTAAGAAAGATTCAAGAATTATTGGCGGGTAAAAATCCAGATAGTGCTGAAGCAAAAAGAGTAGCGAGAAGCTTAGATTCAAGTAGAACATTATTATTTAATCAACTAACTGAAAAAGGTTATACAAAAGCTCAGATAAATCAATTAAATTTACCTGATATTAAAATTGGTACAGAAATTGATCCAAAGATTTATTCTCCAGAAAAATTAGCTAGATGGAAAGAACAAACTAAAGGATCCCTAGATATTGAAAAGTTTGCAAAAGACAAAGGTTATTACATTGACGCTAAAAAAGGCAAACCTTTTTTTGACGTAAGTGAAAAATCTTTTAGAAATGTAATTCTTCAAGCGGCTAAAACAAATGAAGGTGGTGTGTGTGAAATATTTAGAGCTGAAGGTGGAAGAATTGGTTATGCAGCTGGAAGTAATTGTGTACGACAAATGGAACTTGCTTTTGATGGTGATCCAATCAGAACTACAGAACAAATTAATAAAATAAAAACAGTTCCTGAAAAAGTTAAAGCCGCAGCAACAGGATTTTTAAACTTTGCAAAAAAAGGTGGTAAGTTCGGAGCGATTGCAGCAGCAGGTGCGGCATCCGCGGCTCTTGTTAAAACATTCATGAACGACGATCCAACGACATATTTATCTAATGAAGATCAACAGAAGAATATGTTAATTGAAATGTTGACAGGTTCACTTGATGATACACCACAAGAACGTCCGGATATTTTAGACTGGCAACTTCCAGTATTAGGAGCAGAGACAGTAGCAGGTACAGCAGTGACTGCGCCGTCAACAATTGAAGCTGCTAGATCAGCAAGATTTGGAAAAACACCATCAGGAGTAACTAAGACTGCTTTGAAAACTTTAGGAAGAGGATTAATGACAACTGGAACTCCATTAGGTCTAGCTGCATTAGAACCATTACATATTGCAGGACAAATTCAACAAGGAGATTCTCCAGCAGATATTGCAACTAATCCATGGAATTATTTAGGACCTGCCTTTATGCCATCAATGACTAAAGCGGCAACAAAAGGTTTAGGAGCAGCATCTAATGTAGCTAAAGTTATGAGATTAGGATTACCTATGGCTGCTGTAAATGCTTGGAATCCTATTGGATGGGGACTACTTGCAGGTTCTTTAGGAATCGAGGGTTATAAACAATATCAAGATTATAAAAATAAAAGAGGTTGGTTTAGTGACGAATAAAAATCTTGTCACAAACATGCCTCATGTTAAGTGGAAGGAAATCCCACCTGTAAAAGGGCCTGATTCACAGGGCTTGAATGTTCCAGTAAAACAAGTTAAAACAATAAAGAACTCGGAGAATATAAATGGCAGATATAGACAAGGCCCTACCAAACGTAAAAACTGAAATTAGAGTACCTGGAGAAGAAGAAGTAGAAGTAGCTCAACAGGAAACTATTGAAGAACAAGTTGGTCCTGAAGATGTACAAGTTACTCAGGAAGAAGATGGTGGTGCTACGATTAATTTTGATCCAGAAGCAGTTAACCAGCCTGGGGGTGAAAGTCATTTTGACAATTTAGCAGAATTATTACCGGACGATGTCTTAGGAAGACTAGGTTCCGAATTAACAGAGAATTATAATCAATATAAAAGTTCTAGAAAATCTTGGGAAGATACTTACACAAAAGGCCTTGATCTTTTAGGATTTAAATACGAAAATCCATCACAACCTTTCCAAGGAGCTTCAGGTGCAACTCACCCGGTTTTAGCTGAAGCTGTTACACAATTTCAAGCGCAAGCTTATAAAGAATTATTACCTGCGACCGGTCCAGTACATACCCAAGTAATTGGACTGGCAGACAGGCCAAGAGAAGAACAATCTAACCGAGTAAAAGAATTCATGAACTATCAGCTCATGGATGTGATGAAGGAGTATGAACCCGAGTTCGATCAAATGCTTTTTTATCTCCCTCTCAGTGGCTCTGCTTTTAAGAAAGTTTATTACGATGAACTTCTTGGCAGAGCCGTTTCAAAATTCGTGCCGGCTGATGATTTAGTTGTACCATATACTGCAACATCTTTGGAAGATGCAGAAGCAGTTATTCATGTAATTAAAATGTCAGAGAATGACTTAAGAAAAAAACAGGTAGCTGGATTTTATAGAGACATAGAATTAAAACCTGGCTATAATGAAGAAACAGAAGTAAAGAAAAAAGAACGAGAGTTAGAAGGGGTTAAAAAAACTAGAGACGAAGATATATTTACGATTTTAGAAGTTCATACCGATTTAGATTTAGAAGGTTTTGAAGACAAGGACTCAACTGGTGAAGGAACTGGAATTAAACTTCCATACATTGTTACCATTGAGATGGGAAACAGAGAAATATTATCAATTAGACGAAACTATCAAGTTGGCGATCAACAAAAAAATAAAATAGACTATTTTGTCCATTTTAAATTTTTACCTGGATTAGGATTTTATGGTTTTGGTTTAATTCATATGATTGGTGGTTTGTCGAGAACGGCAACTACTGCATTACGTCAATTATTAGACGCAGGAACTTTAAGTAATTTACCAGCAGGATTTAAGCAACGTGGGATACGTGTAAGAGACGAAGCACAAGCTATACAACCCGGCGAATTTAGAGATGTTGATGCACCTGGAGGAAGTATCAAGGATGCATTTATGCCTTTACCATTTAAAGAACCTTCACCAACTTTATTACAATTGATGGGGACAGTGGTACAGGCGGGACAACGATTTGCCGCCATAGCTGACATGCAGGTTGGTGACGGCAACCAACAAGCAGCTGTTGGTACAACTATAGCCCTCTTAGAGCGTGGCTCCAGGGTCATGTCAGCCATACATAAAAGATTGTATGTGGCGATGAAACAAGAGTTTGCTTTATTAGCAGGAGTTTTTAAAACCTATTTACCTCAAGACTATCCGTATGATGTTGTTGGGGGACAGAGAAATGTTAAAGTTTCAGATTTTGATGATAAAGTTGATATTATTCCTATTGCAGATCCAAATATTTTCTCTCAATCACAAAGAATTTCAATGGCGCAAACAGAATTACAACTTGCAATGTCAAATCCACAAATGCATAATTTATATGAAGCATTTTATGCGATGTATTCTGCAATTGGTGTCAAAAATATCGATAAAATTTTACCACCACCTCAAAAACCGGCTCCAATGGACCCTGCAAGTGAAAATATTTTAGCAATGAGTGGGAAACCGTTCCAAGCTTTCAAGGGACAAGATCATCAAGCGCACATTACAACTCATTTAAACTTTATGGCGACCAATATTGCGCGAAATTCACCTCCAGTCATGAGTGCGTTAGAAAAAAACATTTTTGAACACATCTCTTTAATGGCTCAAGAGCAGTTAGAGGTAGAATTTAAAGAAGAAATTCAACAATTGATGCAAATGCAACAAATGGTACAACAAGATCCAATGTTGCAGCAAAATCCGCAGTATCAACAACAAATTATTACAATGACTATGAATTTAGAGTCAAGAAAAGCTAAATTAATTGCTGAAATGATGGAAGAATTCAAAAATGAAGAAAATAAAATTATGGGTGAGTTTGGAAACGACCCAATTGCTAAATTAAAATCAAGAGAACTAGATTTAAGAGCTATGGATGATTCTACTAAACGAGATCAGGCGCAAGAGAAGATAGATTTGGATAAATCTAAACAATTAATGGGCCAAGAACAATTTGATGAAAAATTAGCTCAAAATGAAGAATTAGCTGAATTAAGAGCTGATACATCGCTACAAAAACAAGCGATGTCCCAAGATGCTAAGTTAGTAAATGATTTAGTAAAAATGTCTGACGTTAGGACCTTGAAAGGCCCTAGAAGATAGTATAGTAATATATAAGGAGAAAACTATGGCAAAAACAGATAAAGAACCTTTTTACAAAGGAAATATTTCTTTGGACCTTAATAAAGATGGTTATCAAAAAGGTGGAACAGAAATTAAGATTTCTAAAGGTCCCGTTGAAACTAAAGTTGGCGGGCAGAGAAGAATGTTAGCTTCGAAGAAGTCTAAAGCTAAGTGGTGCTAATATGTGGTTTGGAGCACTTAAGCTCGGCTTAAACGCAGCGAGTCACATTTATAAAAAACGCCAAGAGACAAAAATGGCTATGGCTGATGCACAGCATATGCATGCATCTAAGATGGCCCGCGGTGAGGAAGCTTACCAGGGCAAACTTTTAGAGGCTCGTCAAAACGACTACAAAGACGAAGTAGTGCTTGCAATTTTAACGCTCCCGATTTTGGTGCTCGCCTGGGGGGTCTGGTCGGACGATCCGGCGGCGATGGAGAAAATAAAAATTTTCTTCGAGCATTTCGCGGCACTGCCGACATGGTTTACGTCACTTTGGATTCTTGTCTGCGGAAGTATTTTTGGTATAAAGGGAACACAAATATTTAG